GGCATTTGTAGATTATTTCCTGCTATAGATGTATGCTAACATTATCAGTAACTACGAAACTAAGGTAAGTAAATGGCACTAACCACTAAGAAGTCATTGTTCTGCGAAGCTATCATGGCTGGCAAGAACCAGACGCACGCTGCTATATTTGCTGGGTACAGTGAAAACTCTGCTGCCATAACTGGCTCTAAACTGGCAAGAGACCCTGACGTTATATCCCTGTTAGCTAGGCTTAAGGCTGGTGGCAATATAACTCAAACACCTGATTACCAAGATACAATTAAAACTGTTTCCAAGGTCGCCAAAGAAAATATTGAGGCTGTGCAGATTCATGAATTGCCGCATGAAAAGATTGAACAGAAAACCATTAAAGTAACTGTTGAAGATGTTGCGCCAATTCACATGACGAGTGACCCACTTGAATTTATGGCCCGCATGATGAATGACTATGAAGCCGAACCTAGATTGCGATTGGACGCAGCAAAAGCTTTAGCGTCATATAAGATTCCAAAGCCTGGCGAAAAGGGTAAAAAAGAACAAGTGCAAGATGAAGCGGAAAAAGTTTCATCTGGCAGATTCGGATTGCGAAAACAAGGTCAGCTTAGAGCAGTTAAATAATGGAGTGGACTACCGCTTGTCCCCAATGGGAATCTAAAATAGTAGCGCGTGAATCTATCATGCCGCTTAAGCCAATATTTCAAGATCAGGCAGACGATGCTTTAGACGTATTCAAAAATTTGAGAATGGTTGATGCAATTGGCAGTCCGTTAATGGGGGATACTTGCCAGCCGTGGGTTTTGGAATTAGTCGCTGTCTTATTTGGTTCTTACGATGTTGAAGCACAAAGGCGGTTAATTACTAATTACTTTTTAATGGTAAGTAAGAAGAACGGCAAGTCAACAATCGCCGCTGGAGTTATGTTAACGGCATTGATATTAAATGCTAGACAATCAGGCGAATTCATTATTTTAGCGCCTACAAAAGAAGCGGCTGATAATGCTTACAAGCCAATCAGGGATATGATTAATGCCGATGATGATTTAAAAGCAAGATTCCATGAGCAAGAACATATCCGAACGATTACAGACAGATTAAACCAAGCCACATTGAAAGTGGTTGCGGCTGATAGTGCAACCGTTACAGGTAAAAAAGCAATTGGTGTTTTTATAGATGAACTCCACGAATTCGGTAAGCAAGCTCGCGCGGCAAATATGCTAACAGAAGCAACTGGTGGATTAGCTTCAAGACCAGAAGGCTTTGTATTTTATTGCACCACACAATCAGCAGACCCGCCTGCTGGAGTTTTTAAAGCAAAGCTAGAATACGCTAGAGGCGTACGCAATGGAAGGATTAATGATAAAAGGTTTTTACCATTAATTTATGAATTCCCGCTATCAATGATTAAAAGTGGCGGGCATAGGGATTTATCAAATGCTTATGTGACTAATCCAAATTGGGGGATATCGGTTGACCAGCAAGTAATTGAGCAAAAGTACCAAGAAGCGCAAGAGGGTGGAGAGGAAGCGACAAGGGATTTTCTCTCCAAACACATGAACGTTGAGATAGGACTTGCACTTCAATCTGACAGATGGGCTGGCGCAGACTTTTGGGAAGAATCTGTAAGGCAAAATATATCACTCGATTACATCCTAGAAAACGCCGAAGTCATTGACGTTGGCATTGATGGCGGTGGATTAGACGACTTGCTTGGCATGGCTGTAGTTGGTCGGCATAAAGAAACGCGTGAATGGATGGCATGGGCGCACGCATGGGCGCATCCTTCTGTACTTGAAAGACGAAAAGATATATCATCACGACTACATGATTTTGCCAAAGAAGGTGACTTAACTCTAGTCAACCATATTGGCGAGGATGTTGCAGGCGTTGCGGCTTACGTTAAACAAATATATAGTGCTGATTTATTAGATCTTGTAGGTGTTGACCCAAGCGGTTTAGGTGGTATATTAGACGCATTAATCGAGGAAGAAATACCAGAGGAAAAGATTGTTGGTATTTCGCAAGGCTGGAAACTGACAGGTTCGATAAAAACTGCTGAAAGAAAACTTGCAGAAGGTGTTATTATTCACGGTGGTCGTAGTATGATGGCATGGTGTGTAGGTAATGCCAGAATTGTGCCACAAGGTAACGCAATAACGATTACAAAACAAGTCAGTGGATCTGCTAAGATTGACCCTTTAATGGCTTTATTTAGTGCAGTAGAATTAATGTCGCGCAATCCTGCTGCAACTGGCAGGAAATATCAAATGTTCGCGCTAGGCGGATAAAGGAAAATATGACTTGTATCGTTGGATTGGTGAAAGATGGTGAAGTATTTATCGGTGGTGATTCTGCTGGTGTAGGCGGATTATCATTAGCCAAACGGCAAGACAAAAAAGTATTCAAAAATGGTGAATTTATATTTGGCTTTACTTCATCATTTCGCATGGGGCAGCTGTTAAGATATTCCTTAACGCCGCCAAAGAATTTAGAAGAAAAAGACGTTTACCAATTCATGGTTGTTGAGTTTGTAAACGCTATCCGTGAATGTTTAAAAAATGGTGGATTCGCTAGAAAAGACAATGAAACAGAATCTGGCGGAACATTCTTAGTTGGCTATAAAGGTCGTTTATTTAAAATAATGGATGATTACCAAGTGGGTGAGGTTTTTGATAATTTCACAGCTTGCGGGTGTGGTGAAGATATTGCGCTTGGCTCTATGTTTTCAAGTAAATCATTAGGCGAAGAAGAAAGAATATTACTTGCTTTAAAAGCGGCATCAAATTATTCTGCTGGCGTAGCAGAGCCGTTTTATGTGGAGTCGATTAAATGAAGAAATTCCAGTTAGAAGGCACAACTCAAAAAGCATATTCGCTATTTGAAGTTAAATCTATTGACAGCAAAACTCGCACGTTTGAAGGGTGGGCGACAACTCCTTCTTTGGATCGCACAAATGATACGATTAACCCGCTAGGCGCAAAGTTTAAGAATCCTGTCGCATTACTTCACCAACACAATCATAACAAGCCAATTGGTAAAGCCGTATTTGGCAAGCCAACTGCAAAAGGCATTCAATTTACTGCTGAAATCGCAAACACTGATGTTAGCGGTGAATTAAAAAACAGATTAGATACAGCATGGGGCGAAGTCTCTTTAGGCTTAATCCGCGCTGTTAGTATCGGTTTCAGACCGATTAAATACGCATTCCGTGATGATGGTGGTGTTGATTATCAAGAGATTGAAATCTACGAATTGTCAATTGTGACAGTTCCCGCTTTACCTGATGCTGTTATCACACAAGTTAAATCAATGGATGGTACTCCAATTTCATCCGAATTAGTTCAAACGGTTAAATCTTTGGTCAACGAAAAACAAGCCTCGTCTGGCAATGTTGTTGTCAAGCTTTCACCATCATCTGGCGTTACAGATAAAAAACCTACTATTCTTAACAAAGGAAATGAAATGAAAACGATTGGCGAACAAATTGCGGACTTTAAAGCCGCGCGTGAAAAGAAAGCTGCTGACTTAGAAGCAATTATCACTAAGGCTGGAGAAACTGGCGAAACATTAGATGCTGAACAGGAAGAACAGTATGACACTTTAGAAGCTGAAATCTCTTCTATTGATAAGCATTTGACTCGTTTAGCTTCTGCTGAAAAGATTCAAGCAACTAAAGCAGTTCCAGCACAAAAACAAAGCGATGATGTTGCAAATACTAAAGCAACTCAACCACACATCACTGTAAAGCATAACCGCGCTGATGCTGGTATCGCATTAGCTCAAATGGTTAAGTGTATCGGTCGCGCACAAGGCAGTTACTTAGGTGCGTTGCAAATTGCCGATTCTGCTGGTGAATCATTAGATGCTCGTGTTAAAAATGTACTTAAAGCAGCAGTAGCCGCTGGTAGCACATCAAATACAACATGGGCAGGTAACTTGGTTGGTGATGAAACATCAATGTATGCTGATTTTATCGAGTTCTTACGCCCACAAACTATCTTGGGTAAATTCGGTGCTAACGGCGTGCCTAACTTGCGTAACGTACCTTTCCGTACACCTTTAATTGGTCAGACTTCTGGCGGTTCAGGTTATTGGGTAGGTGAAGGCGCTGGCAAACCATTAACTAAGTTTGACTTTAGCCGCACTACGTTAGAGCCATTGAAAGTTGCAAACATCGCTGTATTAACAGAAGAAGTCTTGCGCTCAAGCGCACCTTCTGCTGATGCGATTATTCGTGACCAATTGGTTGCGGCTTTACGTGAACGCTTAGATATTGACTTTATTGATCCTGCTAAATCAGCTTCCGCTGGCGTTTCACCTGCTTCAATCTTAAACGGTGTAACAGGTATTCCAGCAAGCGGTACAGGTACAGCGGATAATATCCGTGATGACATTAAAGCTTTGTTCGGTGCATTTATCGCGGCAAACAACGCGCCAACTACTGGCGTTTGGATTATGCCTTCAACAGTGGCATTAAGCCTTTCATTAATGGTTAATCCATTAGGTCAAGGTGAGTTCCCAGGCATTAACATGAACGGCGGCACATTGTTTGGCTTGCCAGTGATTGTTTCTGAATACGTTCCTAGTGATTCAGACGGTGCTATCGTTGCCCTTGTAAATGCTTCTGATATTTACGTTGGTGATGAGGGTGGTTTCCAAGTTGATATGAGCCGTGAAGCTTCATTGCAAATGGATAATGCGCCAACACAAAACAGCGTAACGCCAACTGGTACTACTTTAGTGAGCTTATGGCAAACTAACAGCGTTGGTTTCCGTGCTGAACGTGAAATTAACTGGGCACGCCGTAGAAATACGTCTGTACAGTATTTGACAGGCGTTGAGTGGGGCTAAGTAGTTAGGTTTAAACAGCTTCTTCGGAGGCTGTTTATGCAAAACCACTGGAGAATACAATGAAAAAAGTACGCTATAGAAAAGGCGGCGCTGTTAAAGAGATGAATGAACGCTATGCTGTTATTCTCGTTAATCTTGGTTTAGTTGATTATGTAGAAGAAAAAGTTGAAACAGTCATTCGTCAATCGCCTGTCACTAAAGTTATCGGTGAAGGAAGTTCATCTAAGCCAAAAAACACGCAGTTTAAAGGCAAGTAATGAACTTATGGCCTTTTAAGAAGAAAGCGCTTAACACAGTACCTTCAACAGGTGGTTGGTGGCCTTTAATTAAAGAACCTTTTGCGGGTGCTTGGCAGCGGAACTTAGAAGAAGTGCGCGGCACGGTATTAACGTACCCAGCTCTTTATGCTTGTATCGCGCGTATATCTCAAGACATTGGCAAGCTGCCTTATGTCTTAAAAGCAATCGACTCAAATGGAATTTGGAAAACTGTAGAGAATCCTGCATACAGTCCAGTTCTACGCAAGCCAAACCATTACCAAACTCAATCACAATTCCGTGAGTCATGGATATTATCCAAGCTGACATTTGGCAACACCTACGCGCTTAAGAGGCGCGATAATAGAGGTGTTGTCACTGCGCTATATATCTTAAATCCTATGCGCGTTAAACCACTCGTTTCTGATAGTGGCGATGTGTTCTATGAATTGCAGATTGATAATTTAAGCTTAGTTCCTGATAGTGAAGAAGGCGAAAATCTAATCGTTCCCGCACGTGAGATTATTCACGATCGAGAAGTTACTTTACACCATCCATTAATCGGAATCCCTCCAGTCGCAGCTGCCAATTGGGCGGCGGTTAAGAACTTACGCATATTAAAGAACTCTTCTGAATTCTTTGCAAATGGCGCTAGTCCTGGCGGCATATTAACTGCGCCTGGTAGCATCAGCGATGATACGGCAACAAGACTTTCAACTTATTGGAATACCAATTTCACAGGTGAAAATTCTGGACGCGTTGCCGTGGTGGGTGATGGACTTTCATATACCGCTTTAGCTGAAAATGCAGCAGACAGTCAATTAGTTGAACAAATGCGCTATTCAGATGAGCAAGTCTGCCAGCCTTTTGGGGTGCCTCCTTACATTATCGGAATTGGTGATATTCCTGCTGGAATGAAAATTGATGACATGACCAATATGTACTACAGCTTTGCTTTGCAGACACGTATTGAGCATATGGAAAACCTGCTTGATGAAGGTCTTGGCGTTAAATCGCCTTTTGGCATTGAATTAAACCTAGAACCTTTATTGCGTATGGATCAACAAAAGCTGGCAGAAGTGCAAGGCTCGTTAATTAAAAACAATATTTCTACGCCTAACGAAGCCCGCAACAAGTTTGGCTTACCTCCTATTGCTGGTGGCGATACAGTCTATATGCAACAGCAAAATTTTAGCTTAGAAGCATTATCTAAACGCGATGCACAAGATGACCCATTTAAAACACAATCTACAGCCACAGAGCCTGAAACTAAACCTGATGAAGTGATTGATGAAGAAAAGTCTATGTTAAAGTTTGGCATGTTGCTTAGGCAGGAATTGAAAGGAATCACTCTTGATGTTTGACGCTATTGTAAAAGATATTGCTGCCAGTGTTAAAGACACAATCAACCAACTTGGTAAAAGCTGGGAAGAAAAGCTTAATGCTAAGATTGAATTATTATCAAAACGTTTTGATGAACTGCCAACTCCTAAAGACGGTGAGGACGGAAAAGATGGGGAGTCAATTACGATTGATGAATTGATGCCACAAGTCGAACATGCTATTAAAATGGCAGAGCTGGACTTTAGTAAAAAAATGGATGTTTACGCAATAGCGGGCGATGTAGTCGATGAAGCTATCAAGAAACTACCTAAGCCTGATATTTCAGATTTAATTAAAAAAGTAGATGATGCGATTAAATCAATCCCTGCGCCTGATAAACCGTTGAATCCACCTACACCAGAAGAAGTTGCATTATCAATGAAAGGCTTATTCAGTGAGTGGGCTTTAAGCTTTGAGCGCAATGCTAATTTAGTATTACAAAAGGCTGTAGACAATATTCCTAAACCTAAAGACGGTGAGGATGGGCGTGACGCGTTAGACCTTGAGGATTTAAGCCTTACTATTGGAGAGGACAAAAGAACCGTTACAATCGCTTTAAAACGCGGAGAAACTGTCATTGAAAAGTCAATCAAGCTTGCAACTATAATTGATAAAGGCGTTTATAAAGATGAAGGCGAATATGAGCAAGGTGACGCGGTAACTTTCGGCGGTTGCTTGTGGATTGCACAGAAAGACGCCCCAAAAGGAAAGCCAGGAACTACCGAAGATTTTCGTATGGCAGTGAAGCGCGGTCGAGATGGGAAAACCATTAGCGGTAAATCTGTGGATGTTCAAACGGTGAAAATAAAATGATAGTTTCACTTCAAGAGGCTAAAGAACATTTACGCGTTGATACAGATGCGGAAGATGATGACATTACTTTAAAGATTCAAGCGGCAAGTAATATCATTCTGGATTATTTGAAAAAGACAGAAGATGATTATGAGCCAGGTTTATACGGCACTATTTTAACGCCTACGTCTGTAAAAATGGCTTGTTTGATTCTTGTAGGTATTCTTTACCGTGACCGTGATGGTGAAGAAACTAAAAACTGGAATCAAGGCTATTTGCCTTTTTCAGTTACCGCATTAATTTACCCTTTACGTGATCCAAGTTTAGCCTAATGTTTTCTGGAAAATTACGACACAGAATAACGATTCAAAAGCCAGTCTTTACGCAAGACCAAGAAACAGGCGCACCTAGCCCTATTACATGGCAGGATGTTTATGTAGATTTAGCGGCAGAAGTTCGCCCGCCATCAGCTAGAACTTACGGTGCAAGAGAAATGATTGCAGCTAATCAAATTCAATCAAGAATAGTTGCCGATGTAACAATACGATTCAAGAATGACTTAACGCCTGATATGCGGATTTTGCACAGAAGCACAATTTATAATATAGCTGGATTGTTGCCAGATAACAATTCAGGCTTAGAATATCTAACAATTCCATGTTCAAGCGGCTTAAATACGGGGTGACTTATGGCAAGTGTAATAGCGATTAAATCTTTTAACTTTGGCGATAAAAGAATCGTCCGTGGTTCAACATTTTATCCAGAAGATGCTATGGCACATTCTTTAGTGAATGAACGTAAAGTGCGAATCATCAGCTTGGAAGATGCAAAAAAAAAGGAAAACGAGCCAGTGATTTGCAGCGGTTTGAATGCGTCTGTATCGCAAGCGGGCCAAGCCTCACAAAGCAAGACTGCAAGCAAGTCAAAAAGTGGCGAAACGCTAAAAAAACAAGACGAGTCTTTGTAGTTAACACCACTTATCAGATAGCGCCTTGGGCTGATTATCTATATGCAAATGACCGCGCATGGTGGAATTACCACAGAGCAGAAGTAGATAAGTATTTTAAAGGTGAATTGCTTTCGCCAACGCACATGCAAGGAGTCACAGCCGTTCATAAGTTAGTCGCCAATAGTGGTGCAGGGGCTTTAGTAACGGCTTATTTAATGGGTGCTGAAAAGATAATTATGCTTGGCTATGATTGCAAGAAAACAGATGGTAAAGCTCACTGGCATGGCGATCATCCACAACCTTTGGGCAACGCTGGCAGTATGGGTAATTGGCAAGCTCAATTTGATAAGGCTGCATCATATATCAAGTGTGAAGTTTTAAACGCCTCAAGAGAAACGGCACTGGATATGTTTGAGTTAGTAAATTTAGAGGATGCGCTTAATTGACTTTAATTATTCATGGGCTACATGGATTAGGCGACAATCTTAGGATGCGTTCAATCGTTAAGCAACTCATGTTATTCCATGATGTATGGCTAGAAACTCCGTGGCCTTGTTTGTTTCATGATATGGATATTAAGTTTCTCGCTAAGTCGTCCAAACTAAGAACGCAAGCAAAGAACGCCAAAAGGGAATCGGTAAAGTTTACAAAAGAACAAGCGCCTTCAAAATCTAGGCAGATAGCAGTTAATTACCCGCCTGCGTCGGTTAGACAACATGGAAATGTTTTAGCGGCAATGTCTGCACAAGCTGGCGTTTCAATTGAGAATTTTGATTTGCCTATTCCAGATGAGTGGGATTTGCGAGCGAAAGAATTAATTGATAGCTGGAATGTAACGAAACCTATTTTAATCTACAGACCATTGATTGAAAGAACAGAATGGAGTGGATGCTCGGCGAGGAATCCTGATAAATCATCTTATTCAGAATTGTTTGAATCAATCCGCGATAAGTTCTTTATAGTAAGTGTTGCAGACTTGGTTGATGATGTTGAATGGATGGTCAGTGACCCCATAAACGCTGATGTGACTTATCATAAAGGCGAATTGGATATTGAGATATTAGCGGCGTTAGTTAATCGGTCTGCGGCTGTTTATTCATCGCCTGGATTCGCGGCTGTATTAGCTCAATCAGTCGGAACTCCTTCTGTCGTTATATTTGGTGGATATGAAAACTCACAGACATTTTCTCATAATGGCTATCCGTATTTGGGAATAGATACAATAAAACCCTGTGACTGCTTTAGCCATCATCATTCATGCGTTAAAGAAATTAATATACCAGTAGCAAAAGATAGATTAATGGAGTTTGTTAATGAGTATTGTTAGAAACCGAAAATCAATAGTTTATCAAGCAAACGAGTATGATTTAACAGGCATCCCAACGCGTTATTTTAATGCTGGTGAGCTACAGGTATTGATTACCTTAATTGAATCGGTTTCAGCTACGTCTGTGATTGAATTTGGTGTTAATAACGGACGCACACCATTGGCAGTTTTAAGAAATATCCCAGCAATCGAAAAATATATCGGCATTGATGTTGAACAGGGTTATATTACGCATATGCCAAAGCAAAGGCGTGAAGTTCCCGCTATTGCAGGACAGTTAGTTTTAGACGATCCGCGATTTGAATTGATAGTAAGACCACGCGGCAGTTTTGATTTAACGGCTGATGAATTGCCAAAAGTTGATGTAGCATTTATTGATGCAGACCATTCACGTTTAGGCGTAGAAAACGACTATAATATTGCAAAGCAGATTGTGCGTAGCGGTGGGTTGATTATATTTCATGACGATAATTGTTTGCCAGTAGTTGAAGTAACGCAGACATTAAATGATTTATGCGATGCAGGACACGATATTATTCACATTAAAGATACTTGGTTATCTTATGAGGTGGTTAAATGAAAAACGAACAGCTCGATAGAATTGAAGAGCTTTTAAGGCTTATTGTCGCGCTGCTAACAACAGAAGAAGAGAGCGAAGAAGTTGAAATAGACTTAGAAGGCAACCCATTACCAACTGAAAGAAATTCTAATCAAACGCTATGAAGGTTGAATTTTCAATATTGGGGATTGATAACGTAATTAACGCGTTAAAATCCTTGCCGCCTAGCGTTGTGTCAAAACGTGGTGGGCCAGTGCGTTTTGCATTAAGAAAAGGCGCAACTGTTATTGCTAAACAAGAAAGACTCAATCTGCAAGCGCAATTAAAAGGTGTTAGCGATGAAGGTGAAAAAATTAGCACTGGCTTATTGCTAAAAAGCATCATTGTTTCTCGCGGTAAACCACCTACAGGCGGCAACGGCGAAAGATACTTAATAAGGATTAAGAACAAACGATACGAACGTGCTGGTAAATATGTAAGCACTTTAAAGACAGCGCAAATTAAAGAATATGGAAGTGTAAATCAACCGCCTAGCTCTTTTATTAGAAGCGCGTTTAATGCCAAAGCAACAGAGGCTATTTTTGTGACAAGAGACGATTTACTAAAACGCATTGATAAGATAGCTTCACAATTATTAAGAGGCGCTAAATAATGTTGCCTCCAATATTCCAGACATTAAAAAACAATGCCGAAGTATTCGCTATTGTTGGTAATGGAATATACCCTCACGGTGACGCACCACAAGGCGCACAACGCCCTTATGTTACATGGCACATAGTAAGCGCTGTACCACAGAATGAATTGTCAGACGTACCCAATATTGATAACATAAGCATTCAAGTAGACTGCTGGCATATTTCATCAGAGGGTATGTTAAACTTAACAAAAGCAGTCAGGAATGCGATTGAGCCATTTGCTCACATGATTGCAATTCCAATTAATGAACGTGATTTTGAAACAAAGTTGTATCGCATAACGCTACAGTTTGATTGGTGGCTAGATCGTGATAGTTAACCCCGCATTTGCGGTTTATAGTTGCCCCATTTACGGGCTTTAGTTTTAGGAGATTTTCATGGCATCCGTCAAAACGCAAGGCAGCGAACTCTATTTCGTTGATGTATTAACAAGTTCAGTTCCAGCAGTCGTTAAATTAAATTGCCCTACTGGTATTACAGGTTTGGGCGGCCCAGCAGACCAGATTGATACTACGTGTCTAGATGCTACAGAGCGCGGCTTCGTTCGTGGTCTTGGTAATCCTGGTCAAGTTAGCGTTCCTTTCAATCTTGACCCAGGCGCATCATCACATCAAATCTTATTTGATTTGCAGGAGTCAGGCGAAAACCTAGATTGGTTAATCGGTCTTTCTGATGGTTCAGCAGCACCAACTTTAACAAGTGGCGATCAGTTAGTTCATCCAGCAGCACGCACTTCAATCATCTTTAATGGTTATGTTGCAGACGTTAACTTGGATATTGCGACTAATGAGATTGTTCGTGGTACTTTAACAATCCAACGCAGCGGCCCATTAGATATTAGCTGGAAACCATAACATGGCATTACCTGATAGTTTCTTTGCAAGCGAAGTTAAACAAGTCGATGTTGAAATTGATGGGCAGACGCATCAGCTGTATTTTAAAGAGTTAAGCGCTACTGAATGGAATCGCTTTACACTGATTGAATCTAGCAATGATGAAGTTAAAAAATCATCAAACATGGCAAGAATTCTTTCGATTTCACTTTGTGATGCTGATGGAACACCAGTGATGAATGAAAAAGAAGCTGCTTTATTGAAACCTAAACCACTCGCGCTGTTATTTACCAAAATGATGGAGGCTAATAATCCTACGGGAAAGACCAAAGCAGATTAAAGCCTAGAACTGAAGAATGGTTTTGGCACATTCTAGCTTTGGCATTAGGTGGCAGGACTGTATCAGAGCTTAAATCTGCTATGAGTAAAGCAGAGTTTGAAAGATGGAAGTTGGTTTATCGCCATCAGCCGTTTGATGATTATCACAGATACCACAGGCCAGCAGCTTTAATATCGCAATCTATGCGAGGTGGCGAGATTGAACCATTGCTGGAATTTTTACAACCGCCTTATGTGCCAGAAGATATGAGCGATGCCGATATGAATACACTTAAAGCACTTGGTATAAGGAGGGTTGGCTAATGGCAGCGGGATCAATAGTTGTTGAGCTCATCGCAAAAACAGGATCATTTTCTACCGATACTGGTCGCGCCGAAAAATCACTTAACCGATTAAAAAAAGAAGCAGCAGACGTAACTGGCGTATTTAAGAATCTCGTTGGTATCGCTATCGGTGGTGCTGGTATTGCTGGCGTTATTAACTTAACAGACCAATATCAAAAGTTCACAGCACAATTAAAACTCGCAGCAAGCAGTTCCGAAGACTTCGCTGCATCGTACGAAAACGTCCAGCGCATCGCAAATGAAGCGCAAGCAGATATTGGCGCTACGGCTACTCTTTATGCTCGGTTAAGCAATTCATTAAAAGATGCAGGTGTATCACAGCAAGAAGTCGCCGATATATCTGAAACAGTCGCTTTGGCGTTACGTGTTAATGGTGCAAGCGCAGCAGAGGCTGCATCAGCCATGCTTCAACTATCTCAAGCATTTGGTGCTGGTCGTTTAGCTGGAGAAGAATTTAGGGCTGTATCAGAATCTGCACCTGGTCTTTTAAGACAGCTATCAAAAGAACTCGGCGTTGCTTATGGTGAACTTAAGCAAATGGCTGCTGATGGAAAAATAACATCAGAAGTATTAAGGCAAGCATTTACTAATCAAGAATACCTAGAAGGTTTGCGCCAACAATCGCAAGAGATTCAAACTGTATCTGGCGCTATGACAGTGCTTAGAAACAATCTTACATTGATGTTTGGTGAAACAAACCAAACAACAGGCGCAACTAAAACACTTTCAGACACGATTATTATTTTAGCAAATAACCTAGACTTTGCTGCATCAGCCGTTTCTGTTGTTTTGCAAACAATATTAGTTTTGGGTGCGAATGTTAAATTTGTTTTTCAAGGTATTGGGCGTGATATTGGCGGCATGGCTGCACAATTAGTGGCTTTAGCAACGCTGGACTTTAAAGGTTTTAGCTTCATTGGCGATCAATTAAAGAAAGATGCCAAAGAAGCAAGAGCAGAATTAGACAAATTTGAAAAGGATATATTAAATCCTAAAGCCGCTAAGTTCACTCCAGTGCCTTCAACCAGTGGGCCATCAGGTAATGTAGCGTCTGCAAAATCAATTGCAGCACCTTTGATAGCCGCTGCGAAACAAGCGAAAGTCGCACAGGCTGAATATTCTGAATCAGCAAGAGAAATGGCATTAGCTCAAAAAACTTTACTTGAAGAAGGTCAATCACTCACTTTAACATTACGCGATCCGCTACAGGTATTGAATGATGAGTATAAAAAACTAGATGCCCTATTGAAGGCTGGCGCTATATCTCAAGAAGTATTTAACAAAGCCGTAACAAACGCACAAAGCGCATATGATGATACATTGGCAACAACAAAGGCATACCGCGAAGAACAAGAAAAGCTTAATGGTTTATTAGCGGCAACACCAACTGCACAGCTTGAAAAACTGCGCGAAGATATGATTGCGCTAGGCAAGGCTTTTGATGATGGCGTGATTAGTGAGGAACAATTTTTGGAGGCGGTGCAAACAAGATTAGGTAGATTGCCAGAAGATGTGCAGGCAGCAACCAATGAGATGTCAGAGTTTTCAAAACAAGCGGCTAGAAACATGCAAGATGCCTTCGCTGACTTTTTATTTGATCCATTTCAAGAAGGGCTAGACGGGCTACTAAAAAGCTTTATAACTACACTTCAAAAAATGACCTCTCAAGCATTAGCCTCACAAGTATTTAAAATGCTAGGCTCTGGAACAGGCGGATTTTTAGATAATATATTAGGTGGTTCTTTTGCGGCGGGTGGCAATCCACCTGTAGGTAAGGTTTCATTAGTTGGCGAACGTGGGCCAGAATTATTCGTACCAAACACAGCAGGAACTATTATTCCTAATCATGCAATGGGCGGTGGTAATACAAACGTCACTGTCAATGTTGATGCTGGCGGTTCATCCGTAGACGGCAATGGCGGCGCTCAATTAGGGCAAATGATTGGCGCGGCTGTGCAGAGTATTCTTATTAAAGAAAAACGTGCTGGAGGCTTGTTAGCATAATGGAAACCTTTAATTATGTACCTGCACCAGGACAATCTAAATCTGTCACGCCTAGAGTATTAACGGCGCAGTTTGGCGATGGGTACTCACAAAGAATCGGTGACGGCATTAATATTAAGCCTAGAATCTATTCATTGACTTTCAATCGTAAGATGGATGAATTACTAGCAATTGAATCCTTTTTAGATGCACGAAAAGGAATTGAAGCATTTATCTGGACTCCGCTTAACAGCACGCAAGGTGTTTGGATTTGTGATTCATGGAGTAAGGTTGACATTTTACTTTCAGTCGGTTCAATAACTGCCACTTTTACAGAAGTGTTTGAATCATGATAACTGAAGATATCCAGAAATTATCTGCTGGTCAATTAGTTGAATTGTTTGAGATTGATCTAAGCACTATCGGCATTAATGAACAATATTATTTTCATAATGGCGTAAATGAATTATTAAATAACGTTGTATGGAAAGGTCAGATTTATACGCGATTCCCAATTGAAGCAACTGGCTTTGAAATGTCAGGCAACGGACAGCAAGCGCGCCCTATTTTAAAGATAGCCAATATTGACGGATTGCTAGGCGCAATCGCTACAGCCAACGAAGATTTAATTGGTGTAAAATTCATCCGTAGACGCACGTTCTTAAAATATTTAGATGCGGTTAACTTCGTTGCAGGTAATCCACAAGCAGACCCTAACGTAGCATTGCCAGATGAGATTTATTTCATTGACAGAAAATCAAGTGTTGACCAGATATTTATTGAGTTTGAGCTTGCAAGTGCATTTGACCTAGAAGGAGTTATGTTGCCACGTAGACAGTGCGTACAGAATATTTGCACATGGCAATATCGCAGTCCTGAATGTAGCTATGCTGGCCCGCCTGTTGCTGATAAGAATGATGTTGGAACTTTAGACCCTGCAAAGGATGAATGCTCAAAAAGAATTTCTGGATGCCGTTTAAGATTCGGGAATTCACCTTTACCTTACGGTGGATTTATTTCGATCTCTTTAATTAGGTAATGTTATAATTTAATTGTGCGGATAGGAGGCATCCGAAAGTGATTACCTGAATCATTTCCGCACATAATTATCAGGATTATCAACAGGAGATAATTATGTGCAAAATCACAGATATACAAGGCTTTAGATTTGGCAGATTAACTGTTTTAGCAATAGCAGGTAAAAGTAAAGACAGGCACATTACTTGGACGTGCAAATGTGATTGCGGAAATATAAAAGTTATTTCAGGCAATTCAATGAGATCTGGAATGACTACATCATGCGGTTGTTATTTAAGTGAGGTAATAAAGCTAAGTAGCAATAAGTCATCAACCCACAAAATGACAAAATCAGCAACTTACGCAAGTTGGCGTAGCATGTTATCAAGGTGCAATAATAAAAACGCACCTGATTATGACCGTTATGGTGGGCGAGGAATTACAGTCTGCGAGAGATGGAATTCATTTGAAAACTTTCTCGCAGATATGAGCGAAAGGCCCAGCGGAAAAACATTAGACCGTAAAGATAATGAAGGCAATTACGAGCCATCAAATTGCAGGTGGGCAACGCGAATTGAGCAAGGATGCAATACGCGCGGAAATGTTAATTTAACCTTCAATGGGCAAACAAATTGTTTGGCTGAATGGGCTAGGGTGACTGGTATAAAAGAAAAAGCCATACGCGACAGGTTTAATGATGGATGGACTGCGGAAAGAATCTTAACAACGCCTGTAAGGGTTAAAGCGAAGCGTGCATGATAAACGACACTATAATAAACGATATAAACGTACACGTTCAAGCTAATCCAGAAAGGGAGATTTGCGGCGTGATAGGCACGTCGCATCGTAAATTAAAATACATTCCATGCAGAAACATCGCTGCACAAAATAACCACTTTGTTATTGACCCACAAGACTACGCAGATGCAGAAGACAACTATGAGATTCTTTGCATCGTACATTCCCACATCAATATTAACCCACAACCTAGCCAAGCTGATTTAGTTGGAATTGAAAAGTCTGGATTGCCGTGGTTGATTATGAATCATCCTGTAGGCAACTGGACTGTAAGCTATCCAAACAATTACGAAGCGCCTTACGTTGGTCGTGAGTTTTCACATGGAATATTAGACTGTTATTCAATATGGCGCGATTATTACAAGCGTGAATTAGGTATTGAAATGGTAGACTATGATCGCGGCGTTGAGTGGTGGTTAAAAGGTGATGATTTGTATGAAAAGAATTATACTGATGCTGGCTTTGTAGTAGTCGATGATTTACAGGTTCACGATATAATCTTAATGAAAGTCGGTAGCCCTGTAGCGAATCATGCCGCTGTCTACTTAGGTGACGATATTATTCTGCATCATGTGATGGGTAAAATATCCAGCCGTGACATTTACGGCGGTTGGTGGAAAAAGATAACGGTTAAAATATTAAGGCACAAGAGCTTCCTATGATAGCGATTTATTTGTATGGTCATTTAGCCAAGAAATACGGAAAAAAACACATGCTGGATATTAAAAGTCCAGCGGAAGCTATCCGTGCGCTATCAGCTAATTACAAAGGTTTTAGAGAATCCATTGCAGACAGCGATAATGAATATCGTGTGCTTGCTGGAAAAGATGATAGGGCAGACGAGATAGGCTTGCACTTGCCAGCGACTAAGTCAATAAAAATAGTCCCGCTTGTTGTTGGTAGCGGTGGGCTTGGTAAAATATTGCTAGGTGCGGCATTGATTTATCTTTCTTTCCAGTTCCCGGGCTTCGGTTCATTCACAGCTTTTGGCTCATCATTTTCAATTGCCAGTATTGCGGGTTCAATTGGATTTTCATTAGTATTGGGCGGTATATCGCAATTACTATTCGCCCCGCCAAAAGCACAGAAGTCAAAAGAGAAGCCAGAGAATCAACCTTCATACGCCTTTGATGGTGCGGTCAATGTCACGGGCCAGGGCAACCCTGTACCGCTTTGCTACGGTCGAAGATTGCGCGTAGGATCGCAAGTTATCAGTGCTGGTCTGACTGCTGAGAACCTATGAATAAATTAGTTTCTGGTTTCGGTGGGGGTGGAAAATCAGGCGGCGGTGGTGGTCGCACACCTGTTGAATCCCCTGACAGCTTACGCTCAATCCAATACGCAAAAGTCCTAGACTTAATATCAGAAGGTGAAATCGGCGGATTAATTGACGGTTTAAAATCAGTCTATTTAGACGACACGCCATTGCAGAATGACGATGGCACATTTAACTTTGCTGGCGTTACAATCATTCAGCGAGTTGGCACTCAATCACAATCCTACATTGAAGGCTTTGCGGCTAGTGAAGCAGAATCGCCTGTTAGCGTAGAGATTGTTCAAGCCTTACCAGTGACAAGAACAATCACTAATCCTAATAACACAGCGGTTAGGGTAACAGTATCAGTTCCGCAATTAACCTTTCAGAATCTAGAAAATGGTGACTTAGGCGGTACTAGCGTAGAGATTGCAATTGATATTCAAACCAACGGTGGCGGGTTTATTGCACAGCCATTACGCAAGATTTACACGCCTAACGGGTTTGCAGTAGCAAGTGGGCAAGGCACAAATACAATCGCAAGCAGTAAGTTTGTTGTGGATGTTTTATGGACTCCTGAAAATATTAAATCCCCACAAACATTAACTTATGAATTTCAGTATAAGTTAAAAACAGATTCAGTTTGGACGACAAAAGAAACAGCCACATTTACAGGAACTTTGCAACAATCAGGCGTTAATGGCATAGGTGTTGTTGGCGGCGCAGGAAACGGCATACCTGTTGGTGGTGTTGGAGGAAATCCAGTAACAACACCTATCGGGAATTTAACTACAGGCAATATAGTTAAGTCTAAAACATTCACATTAGATTTGCCAGCTAACCTTTATGACTTCAGAGCTTTAAAGATTAAAGGTACATCAAATACATTCGGAATAGGTTTCCCTGTTAATAGTGCTAATTCTGGCGGCTCTGTTTCTGTTAGTAGCGGTCAGATTTACACCCCTGCATATACAGACGTATTCACAGGTAAAACAACTTCTAAGTATCAGCGAGCTTATCGCATTGAATTGCCAGCATCTGGCCCGTGGGATGTGCGCGTCCGTAGAATAACTCCTGATAGCGCAGCATCGAACTTAAGCAACAAGACGTTTTGGGATAGCTACACTGAAATAATTGACGCTAAATTAACTTATCCTAACAGCGCAATCATGGCTGTGATGATTGACGCTAAACAGTTTAATAACATTCCTGTACGTGGTTATGAGATAAGCGGCATTTTAATTAAAGTACCAACTAATTACGATGAATTAACTCGCGTATATACTGGCACATGGGATGGTACATTTAAGAATGTAGTCAGTGATAATCCTGCATGGGTATTTTACGACATTATTACAACTGGTCGTTATGGTTTAGGTAAATTTGTTAGCGAATCGCAAGTAGATAAGTGGGCTTTATACCAAATCGCTAAATATTGTGATGAAATGGTTGCTGATGGCTTTGGTGGATTAGAGCCGCGCTTCACATGTAACCTATATCTCCAAACACGAGAGAAAGCTTATACAGTTATTGCAAACTTAGCTTCTATATTTCGTGGTATCTCCTATTGGGGCGCTGGTGAAATCACAGCTTCACAAGATGCCCCAGCCGATGCTGAACAATTATTTACTAAAGCCAATGTGATTGATGGCAGGTTTAGCTATTCAGGATCAAGCTCAAAAGTACGGCATACAGTTGCTTTAATATCATGGAATGACCCTAGCGATTCTTTTAGGCAAAAAGTCGAATATGTTGATGACCCTGACGCAGTTGCACGTTATGGCGTGATTCAAACTGAAATAGTCGCAATGGGTTGCACTTCACGCGGGCAAGCGCATCGTATGGGTAAATGGCTAATCTATTCTGAACAGTATGAAACTGAAACAGTTAGCTTTAAGGCTGGCATGGACTCTGTTTATATTCGCCCTGGTTCGGTATTTAAAACCACAGACCCTAATCGCGCAGGTAAACGCATGGGTGGACGTATTAAATCATCTACGTTATCGCAAGTGGTTATTGATAACCCTGTTATTCTAGACGCACAGACTTACAAGTTATCGTTAATCATGCCAGATGGCACGATAGCAGAGCGCACATTAACGAACGTGGCAAGCACAACTGATACATTAACATTCTCGCCAAACCTTCCAGCTTTACCTGTGAATAACGCTATTTGGATATTAGCAGCGGATAATTTAATACCTGAACTATGGCGCACTATCTCAATTAAAGAAACAGATAAAACACAGCTTGAAATAGTTGGTTTAGCTTATCGTGCGGACAAATATGATTTTGTAGAAAAAGACGTTATCTTGCAGCCCTTGCCTTTAAGTCTAATTAGCACAGACCAACCAATAGCCCCGCTATCAATCACAGTGGTTGAATCATTGTATCAATCAGGCTTAAATAGCGTTGGCGCACGCGCTACAGTTTCTTGGGTTGAGTCACCAGGTGCATCAAGCTACGTTTTAAGCTATCAGCGTGAAGGGCAAAACATCGTCACGATTGATAACATCAGGACTAACACAGTAGACATTCAACCTATTGAAAATGGCGTTTACACTTTTACAGTTTATGCTGTTAACTCAATCGGTAGACGTTCTGTTTCAACATCATTAGTGCAAGAGATTTACGGAAAGACCGCACCACCTGCTAATGTTATTAATTTGCAAATGGTCGCATTGAGTGGATACGCTCATTTAACATGGGAAGCAACTCTAGATTTAGATGTGGCTATTGGCGGGCATTTAAGAATGAGATTCACGCCTAATCTAATAACACCTGATTGGGTTGGCTCTGCTGATATTGGTACTGAAATAGCTGGAAATTCTACTACAGCAACACTACCATTATTGACAGGGTCTTACCTTGCAAAATGGGTTGATTCCAGCGGAATTGAGTCTGATGATGCCGCTATAATTTCATCTAACGTTGCTAGCATTGTTACTTTAAATATATTTGAAACAATAACAGAATCGCCAACATTCGCAGGTGTTAAAGACGGTGTTGTTTTGGACGGGGCAACACTTAAGCTTGAAGGCGCGTCTTTAGTTGATGATATTCCAGATATTGATGCTTTAGTAATTTGGGATTCAACAGGCGGAATTAGAAGTTCAGGCGAGTATTATTTTTCTAACGATTTAGATTTGGGAAGCATTCAAACATCCAGACTATCAGCAATGATGCAAGTGTTAGGTGTTGATGAATTAGATACTATTGATGCTAGGCTTGAAAACATTGATACATGGGAATCAATTGACGGCAATTTGATTAATGACGCAGGTGTTATAATATACGTTAGGACAACAAATGATAATCCAGCATTAACGCCTGTATGGTCTGATTGGATTCCATTCTTTGTTGGCGATTGGACAGCGCGAGCTTTTGAGTTTAAATTATCGTTTTATACAGGTTCATCAACGCACAATGTTTTAGTCAGTGACTTAAATGTAATTGTAGATATGCCTGACCGTGATGAGTACGGTGAAGATATTGTTTCAGGAACTTCTGCATTAAACATTGTTTACGGCATACCGTTTAAGAGTTTGCCAGCAGTAGGTATAACGGCGCAGAATATGGCGACAGGCGATTATTATACAATCACAAGTAAGACTGCTTCAGGATTTACTATTTTATTTAAAAACGCGGCTGGTACTAATATATCCCGCACGTTTGATTATCATTCAAAAGGATATTAACAATGGCACAAAGCGATTACAATTTAGCAAACCAGTCAGGCGCTTCATTTAGGGCAGAATTAAACGACATTTTTTCGTCAGTTCTATCAGTAAATTCTGGATCATCTGAACCTGCAACTAGAGTAGCTTATATGCTTTGGGCTGATACAACATCAGGCCAGCTTAAACAGCGCAACGCAGCTAATAACGCATGGATTAATAAAGGCGCTCTTACTGCAACTCCATTAGATGGTAATGGTGGTACATTCACTGGTGATATTATAATGAGTGGTGCAAGTGTCGTTTATGCAGAAGGCGCAGACGTTGCCGCCGCATCAACAGCAAATATATGGGCTACAGATGGCAACACTCGCCACATAACTGGTAACACTACTATTACAAGTTTTGGCACAGCGCCGCAAGCTGGCATGTTCATGCGATTAATATTTGATGGCGTTCCGTTATTAACTCAAAGTGCCAACTTGAATCTTAATGCTGGCGGCTCAAATATCCAGATTGAAGCTGGTGACATAGCAATCGTTTACGCCGATACCACAACTCAATTTGATGTGTTTGTTATCCGTAAAAGTGGAAAGCCATTAAGCTACGAAAGAAACATTTTAGCTGAATCTCTTTTAGTGGATGGCGCTGGAGGCGTCGGGTATGAGGTAGGCACTGGCGGTCAAGTTACTCAAGCAACCAGCAAAACAACAGCGGTTACGCTGGATAAATACACAGGTAGAATTACAATGAATGGCGCATCTTTAGCTGCTAATACCATTGCACAATTTACGTGGAATAATTCATTATTGGAAACTGGTGATGTAGTAGTGATAAACCATGTAGGAGGCGGAAATGTTGCAAGCTACGATGTTAAAATATCGCCAATATCAGGTAGTGCAACGGTATACTTAAGGAATCTAACAAATGGCGCTTTGGCAGACGCTTGCGTTCTAGGTTTTGCAGTTATTAAAGGATCATTAACATGATTAAATTTATCTTTTTATTCTTCATTTCAATAAATTCTTACGCGGTAGACCTGCGTGAATATCTCGTTGATAACATCATTTATTTAAATAACGCTAACGGCACGTCACAAAGCAAGTATACGTTTTCAAGTTCAAACGCTGGACTAGAAAGTGTTTACACTAATTATCACAATCTTGGAAAAGCTGGTACACCTTTCTTCTGGCGCAAAGAATACCGTAAGAATAATGCCTGGTGTACCTATACCTATGGAATTCTATTTAAAGGTACAGACCAGAGTATCACTGAAACTGGCGATTGGTACGCCAACACTCCTTGCACGCCTAATGTGGTATTAGGTTATAAAACTGATTCAAACGTCAACACAGGTTTGATATGGTCTCCTGCTGGTGGATTGACATCTACAGTAAGTTATCACGAATCTAACGTATGGAATCAAGGCATTCCAGGTGGTAGCTATGTAAATACTGGTGTTGATACATTTAGCAAAACTGGACTAATTGAAGAGCTTGCCACATTCATGCCTCAATATGGCCGCGATCCCATTACAGGTGTTTGGGGTGAAGGTAACTCAAGAACTTACACTGACGTGATTCATATCGTGATGTATCATGGCACTACATCCACACCATTAACGCGCTGTAATTATTCGCCATTAGTCGCTAGCGGCACTTATTACCAGTCATTCAAAAATTACAATTCGTACGCTATCGAGCTATGGCTTGCTAAAGGTGTTGGCATAATTCAAGAGAGAATCCCATTTGTTGAAAAAGGTTCTGAATTGGGAACTACTGACTGCAACGGCTACGTGTTTAATCAAGCTGGTTGGCAATGGTACATTGATAATTAAGGCACAACAAATGGAGTTAAAGATGCATGATGACTGGCTAATTAAAATAGGTGCAAAAATCCTAGAGATTTTGCCAGCCATCGGCGGCGCATTTATATCATTACGAAACTTACCAAACGAGCAACGAACACCATTCGGGATATTGTCGGCGTTTGTAGGCGGAATCCTTATTGCCGTATTTGGTGGAGAATGGATAATCGGCTTTTATAGTCTGCCTAATTATGCCTCTAACTTTGTCATGTTAGCTTTGGGTATTTGGTCAATCCTGTTAGTGGATATTTTAGTCAGAGCTATAAAAGACATAAAAATATCTGACGTTAAAACATGGATTAAAGAAGGATTAAAAAAATGGCTGAATTAAAAACATTCTTTTCATCAATTGAGTTTTTCGAATACGCTTGCGCCGCATTAATGTTTATCGGCATAGTATGCCCACTTGAGAGCAAAGTTGATACGACTAATCCAGTTAGGCTCACAGCGTTCATATTTACCGCTATCGGCGCGACTGTAGCGATCAGCAAAGGTCACAGCAACCTTGTTTTGTGGTTTGCCTTGATTGTATTATTCCTAACTTATTTTTGGGATTTTGTACTATTCGCACGTAAACATCAAAAAGCTAAATATGATCGAAGGGCAAAATGAAACTGCTAATTTGTTTAATCGCACTCACATTAACGGCCTGTAACACAATCGCAAGCCGTTTACCTAGTGTGGAAAACTGCCAGCATGTAAACTATCAGCGTGATTATTCAGTGGTTAAGATACAGGCTGAATGCGATACAAGTCAGAGCGGCACTGTTGCACCATGAAAGTAGAATTTAAAAATAGCTTACGTGTAACCGCTATAAAAAGTCCTTCTGGCGATTCTTACGGATTATGGCAGCTAGCTAATCCGTTTTATGTTTGGGTTTATGATGATGATTTAGACAAGGTTATTGAGATTGTAATTGGTCAAGATTTTGTCACTGATTTTGTGTCCACTCCAAAACTGCCTTTTACCTATTTGCTTTTTGGTGGCTTTGCTAACGAGGCTGGAATACTGCATGACGCTGGATATTCAGATTGGATTGGCGTGCAATCTCGCGATTTGGTTAGCCGCGAACCATTCGTTATAGAAAAAGCATGGATTGATAAAGTATTATATGCCGCGTTAATTGAATGTCGCGTATCCAAATGGAAAGCAAGCCGTATGTGGTTGGCGGTTAAATTATTCGGCGGCAAATACTTTCATTGCACACCAGCTTTACCGCATGGTGTGCCACACTATAAAGACTTATGACATTAGACGACATTGCAAGCGATACCGAAGAACTGTTTAGACAGCAAGCTTTAGCGCACAGAAAGCCACAATTGCCTAAAACTGGATTTTGCTTTAACTGTAGCGAAGCAGTTCCGCAACATGCTAATTTCTGTGATTGTGATTGTTTAAAAGATTATGAGCGCAGAACCGAAAACGCGAAAGGTAGATAATGAACTTCGATGAAGCTTTTGAAAAGTTAATTGGTCATGAAGGTGTGCTATCTGATAATAAGGCGGATAAAGGCGGTTTAACAAAATTTGGCATTTCACAACGTGCGTACCCATCAGTAGATATTCGCGCCTTAACATTAGACGATGCAAAACGAATCTATTATATTGACTACTGGATGAAGTGCAAATGCGAACTGTTGCCTACATCGCTACGCTTTCACATATTCGATGCTGCTGTAAACTCTGGCGTTAATCGCTCTATCCTATGGTTGCAAGAGGCTGTAAAAGTTAAACAAGACGGTATCATCGGCCCGCTAACAATAGCCGCCGCCCAAACGCTAGATGGTGATAAACTAGCCATGAAATACAATGGCACACGGTTAATGTTTATGACTGAATTGGATGGATGGCGAGTGTTTAGTAGGGGTTGGGCCCGTAGGATCGCAGAAAACTTAATGCTATAAGGAATAATCATGACACAGAGAAACTTAAGACGCATCATCATTGCATCGGTAATTGCATGGTTACTAATCATGGTTATTGCACACCAAGCATTCGGCGCAACAATTTGGAATGTTCAATCAGGCGTATTAAATAAATACAAAGCTGGCACGCAAACTAAATATCTGCCAACTAACGTATTACCTGGCGATGTACCGAAAAACTTCATCAAACAATCTGGTACATACTTTCAATGTATTAGCAGCAACAATGCTAAAAAATACGTCACTACCGATTTAGACTGCTATGGTAACAAGTTAAAAGCTGATATCGTGTATTGCCCTGTAGAGTTCTGTATTACTGGTGAAGGCGGTATGGCTATGTTTACTAATTCAGCAACTTATGGCGATTGTGATAGGCTTTACTTCACAAAAGAAAAGCTTGTCAGTGTTTACGATTCTACTGTTGAAAGCGTGAACGATTGTAAATAATGCGTGAGTGGCATCGCGGAATATATCAAAAGAATAATCCAATAGGCTACATCCTACGCGCAAAGCTTCAAGACCAATGTAAGCCTAGATTCTATAAAGAAAAGCCAAGAAAATGGAATCAAGAATTATTCGACTTGATTCCTGTTTATGAAGTTATTGCGGATTAATGGCGGAAGTCTGTGTACTCGAAACACATGCGACATTATCGCACCCATTGTTTAGCAAACAAGTCTAGTACCTAACTAGTTAAACTTCCTGTGTATGGCGGAAGGATGGCAGAATCGAACTCCTGGCCCATAAAGGCTCGCGCTGCTTTCAAAACAGCCGTAACATCCCAGGTTACATAACCTTCCATAATTCAATTATACTACTTTTTCTTGCTAGTGTACTTATCACTTAAATCAACCACATCAGCACCCATAGCGATTAACTTAATTATATTAATTCCATGCTCTGCTGATTGCTTTTGGTTGTACAGCTCGCTGGTTAAAACTATTTCACCGTTATCCGCTTTCAGCACAAAGTAATATTTCTTATTGCGCGATAGTTTTAATTCAAATTTAGCCATGCTCTTCTCCAAAATAAAAGTAATCCACTTACTAAAAACCATATCGAACTAGGCAGCGGAGTCGCTATAGGAGGCGTTATAATAACTGGCGCAGGCAAATACTCTACCACAGTGCGAATAACCTCTCTATCGCGCACAAAACCGCCTACAAAGTAACCTGCTGGTGTATATCCTAAGCCGTTATAACCTTCAACATGCCGAATCGGATTGTTGATAGGGTTATGCGGCAACTTTCCTAAGTAATCAGCAGCGATAATTTCATCGTAGTAAAACCGTTGAATCACTTCTGTAACGCAATGCTGTTCAACCACTGGCGGTATAACTGTTTGTCTAGCATGTTGTTTTCCTTTATATACTGGTTTTTTCTTAACAGCCTTTTTTATCGGACACGTAAACTGTTCACTCACACACTTCATGCCTACACCACACGAAGGCGCTTTGACTAGTCCAGCGTGGGCGGTAGTAGAAAGTAATAGTGCTAGCAGTAAGAGTTTCACTTCACATCCTTTTCAATAGGTTTAGCTTCAGTCATGGCTTCATCAATAACAGCATTAATATCTGCTGAATAGGTAATACCCTCTGGCATTTCAAAGATAATTCCACTAACGCCGTCTTCAAACTTTTCTGCATTGTAAATATCAAAATTAGCCATTACATATCTTTCACGTAACCAACGATAACGCTCTGCATCTACCAACACATCTACAGATGGTTGCTGTGCAAGCTGTTGGCGTAGTGATTCAGCATATTCACCAGCATCATTCCAAGCCTCATCAGCATTTCTACAGCGTTCAGGTAATGGAGTTCCTGTAGTCATTCGCCTGTCGCTTGAGCATTCATCCACAATCCTGCCACAGCCATTGCAAGTCATATTCCACCAGCGATATGTGCTACCTTCTGATAGAGAGTAACCTTTATTCTTTCCGCATAATGGGCAAGGCAATAATTCTTTATCACTCATGTTTGTATTGTTCATAGGAAGCCTTTAAATACTCTAAAATCTATCTTGTTCATTAGGTTTTATTCACTAAGTGGCGTTTCTACATATCAACCGACTAGCGAATATTGAAAATGCTCTTCTAACTTTAACGCTCTACTACGCATCATCAAAGTCATGGGTAATTGTTCGCCTTTTTTAATCTCAAGTAAGTTAGCAAATTCTTTTAGATATTTATTCACATCACCACCATCATCTAGCGTTAATGAGCCATCTTTATTAAGTCTTAATCTATCTGGTAATTTCATACAAACCTTTCAGCGGGTAATCCGCTACTAACTTTCACAAATCGAATAAACATTAAGGGGTCTCTTTGATAAGAGCGCGTATCTCATCTTGAAGTAATTGCATCGGTGCTGGATTACCGTCAATCTTTTCTTGTGCAATGTATCTATCACACAATTTAGCCGCCTTCTCTAAAGCCTCTGCCGTAGTAGCTATTGATTCATTCTTTTTATGCGCTATGGCGGCTTGCCAAACAAATTCCATTGTTCTAGTATCAGATAATTCTTTTTGGCTGGCACTTGGTCTAAATGCTAGACATCCGTATTGTTTTAGATACCACTTCTTAAATGCTTCTCTATCTGTATTTTCACTCATGGTGTTATCCTTCAATGTCGTCTGATTTTCTAAAACAATGTGTGCCTTCTTTTTCAATCCTATCCAGCCAGTAGCCAATTACCGTGAAATGGTAAACCCTGCGTAATCGCTTGTATAAAGCAACGCCACACATGCCAGATATAAGCCAAAGGACGGCAATAATCGCACTAATAATCATCCAGCCAAGAAATGCGTAATAATGAACATATTGGATTTCCACACTATTCCCCTTTAGGTTGGCTAATGGCTATCATGGCTTTGTAAGCAGCTCTTAAAACGGCTCTACATTTATTCTCGCCGCTAAAATCTAGTAAATCCATCATTGCTGGAAACTCACCTTCATCGTCAATAGCTTTACTTTCATTCATTGCTTTTAGCATTTCTTCTGTAGGCTCAATCGGCACACTTACCCATCCATCTGTATTGGTAGATATTTGACTGCGCAAGTGATGGATAACTTCATAAACTTTGTCTTTGCTGGCGCCGCATGTGCAATTAAAAGCCTCATTTGGCACTGTGACATTCATCAAATTACAGCCAGACTTATGAAATGTTGTGCGCTCGATTTGTTCTTCAAATTCTTTCTTGCTTTCATCACTCACACCTTTAACCCTGTCATGCAAATAAAGCGGCGTGTCATATTTCTCTAGCTTAGTCCATGCAACAGATGCTGTTCTATTTTCTTCCTCTTGAACAACGCCATTAATTACATGGGCGAATAGAACTGGCTCACCGTCCCCTTGCATAGATGTGACGGGTGCGGGGTGGGTGTAAAGTGGTTCATCAGGTATTTGTTCAAACATGCGTTCAATTGCTTGATTCCAGCCGTAAGCCATAGCTTCATATCGGTCTGTAATACCTAAATCTTCTAAACCACATCCCATTGCTTGGTCGTGATAGTCAGGCTCTTCAATAACCACTGGCTGTCCTGTTTGCATAGATGTGATTGCATGGGCTGAGACTAGCTCAACAAGCTTGCGAATTTCTTTAGTGAAGTGTCCGTTATGTGGCGACATTACAAAGCCGCCTGACACATAAAACCCCGCTTCATTGGCTAATTCTTTTATTTTTTCTTCTGTGATAATCATCTTGTGTTCCTTATGTGGTTGCCGAAAACCTAATGGTTATGATCGTTAGCAATCTTATCTAACATTTCATTAAAGTAATTCTGACAAGCGGTTACTTTAACTTTTATGTTTTCTTCAATGTCTAAATCGCGCTCGTATTGAACAACAGTAACGCGCATCTTTTCATCAATTCCATCAACAATATGCTGGTCAATCGGTTCATATTTAATTAAATGCTCTGGCGTGTTTACCATACAAAAAGCATTTTCAAATAAATCTTTATTCCATAGCATCATGTAAGCCCTGCCCTGCCACTCATAAAGCTTGTCTACGGCATCTTCTGACACACATGGGAACGTAGATAGCGACCAGGATGATTTAACGTCTACAATCTTGTCTGGCGCGTCTACATCACATTCACCCGTTAACCATTTATTCGTTTTACGCTCTGTGTTTTTAACGTAGTCAGTTTTAAATACATTGTTATAAAGTGCTATTGAATCATCTTCAACTAATATGCCTTTTTCCATGTATTTTGAACTAACGGAATCTTTAAAGCCATAAACGTATTCGCGTGCTAGTTTCTTAATGTGAGTTTTTGCGCCCACAGATAAAGATTTATTCCAATACGGTTCTAAAATAGCTTTTTCTTCATCAGTTTTCTTTTTCTTATTATTTATTTCGATCAACTCATCATTCAGCAAAGACTTATCAATGCTTTGAGCATCTGTCATAACACAACCAAGTTCATGCGCTCTAATTAGTAGCATTTTTAGCCTCGATTGCAGCTTTAAGTTTTTTTGTTTTTTCGCCAACAGCTTTAAATCCAGCAATATCTTTTAGACGGGTTGATTCTTTTTTCGCTTCAACGTAGTTAGATTGCAATTCTTCTAGCGTGGTTGATTTTTCTAGTAAGTCGTTATAAAACGCAAGGTCAAATGTTTCTTTTTCTTGGTAACGACTTTCTTCATCATCGCCACTCTCAATCTCAAAGAGTTTTAATACGGCGTACTTTTTGGCATAGCTCAATGCTTTACCTGGTGCTTTGTCTGCGTTATCAAGCGCGTGCGCTTCAATGCGAATAACTATTTTGTCGTCTAGATTATCAATGCTTGCGAAAGTAATGTCGTAAGTGGCTTCGTACATGCGTTGTTTTGCTTGCGTGCCGTCAACATTAACCGTTGGTAGATTCATAACGCTTGCAATTAAGTAAGGGAATGAAACAACTCCTTGCGACACCATGTGTTCACGCACCATACCTGTCACAGCATCGTGGCTTAATGCCTTATAGCCACCACTTTGGCCAGTAGAAACGTTTTTATCTTTTTGCATGTACGTGATTAACTTTCTTACTTCGTTAATTCGTTGCAAAATATTCTTTGAATCACTCATTACTTACTCCCAAAAACGCAAAAAGCCCTAGACAGTTATCTCACCACTAATGTGGCGTTGGCGGATTCCGAGTAGGAACAGATAACTGACTAAGGCTTACTCTAAATGCCGCCAAGCAATGACTATATTTAATATTAACTACTCAACAATGTCAACAAAAATAAACCAGCTACCAAACTACCAACAAAACTACTTATAGCAAACACTTGATAGCCGATACTAGGCTCATCTTTAGGTATGTAGTGTTTTAGATCGTATGGCATTATTTATTCCCTTCTAAAATCATTGCATCAGCAAGTCTAAAATACAGAGCTACTCTATGAGCGATAATATCATCCGATATTTCACCGCCAGCCCATCCATCACCAGCAGAGGCATCGCCTTGCATAGCCTTAGCTGCATAATATTGACGCATAGTCACGCCTTTAAATTCTTCATCCCAAGTAGTTAGTGTGCCATCTTTATCAAATGCTGTACGTGGGAAAGCTGGAAAACTTGCATCATTCATTTTGAACTCCAATTTATTAACCGATGTGGCTTAGCGCAAAATCCTGGCTTGATGCGCTTCTTAAAATCACCTTGCACTAACAACCAGCCGCCCCTATGGGATGCGCTTAATCTAAATTTAATCCATTCAGGATAACTGTAAAAACTGTGGCATATCCAACCGTTCGGCGTTTTGTAAAATTCTGCGCTACCATTAACCACGATTTATCTCCTTAGTTGCGCGATTGATTAAATAACTGTCAATTTTCATGCAAACAGTTTTAGCCAATACAGACATATTCAATTGATCGTAAAGTGGGTTCTTAAACTCAACATGCGAACGATACAATGCGCGTATAGCCTCTAAAATTTCATCATTAATGATCGCATCGTCTAAATCTTCGTAATTGGCTACGTATTCTGCAACCTTGTCTGTGATAGCCTGTGAATAATCTTTATCATTCACATCCATAGCATCAGCCACATCATCACTACTTCCATTTGCTGTTTTGTAGTACATCACATACCTCGATATATATTTTCAATTTGTTCATCTGTTAACTGTGGGATGTGCTCATCGCTTTCCCAGTTATAGCTAGATGTGAACCATGATAGGATTGATTTAATTAGTTTCATTTTTTAACTTTCCCCATAATTTATTTGTTAATTCCATTTCAAACCAAGGATAAAATCCCATCTTCTTAAATCTAATAGTAACCAAATCAACGTTGTTGAATGTCCTTTGCCCAAATACTGTTGGCGTATAATTTAGCTTTAAAAGCTTTTTTGCATTAAAGACGAGTCTATTAGGTGTATTTTCAATAGGGTTGTAATAGCAATCTGTTATATATTTATTTTTATCAAAGTAATCGCCATCCAATTCCTTTTTGGTGAAAACTCTATTGCAATCTCCTTCTTGAAAATACTGCACGCTAATTCCCCTTAATCACTACATTACGATATTCGCCATCGTAAAACTTACGTCCTGCTAATCCACCATGCAATAAAGCTTCGGGGGATTTATCAAATAAGCGTTTAATAAAGTTAATCATATCAACCTTTCAAATCGTTAAGGTGAGGAACTAATCCCCAGTGTGAATACTCACCGATCATCTGCATTACACGTCTACCACCCAAGCTTAATCCGCTATCATCTGTAATGCCTTGCATCTGAAAACATAAAGGCGCAGACCAAACTGATGCTAACTTATCTATCTCATTAAAGAATTTAGCTTGCGCCTCTGCATCCATGTTACAAAACAATTCAGCCACAATCTCAGGTGTGATTTCTGTTATCACATTATCTTTAATTATTTGCACTTTAACTCCCTTGAATATGTAGCATTGCTACAAAAAATAATTGATCTGATGTAACAAATAAAACCAAACTGGCACTATCACTAACAAAGCTAATGCCAAGCCATTAATAATCTTAGCCTCTACTGTCATATTGCATATCCCAATGAGGACATAGCAGCGATAAAAACAATCACTAAGCAAGCGTTAATAAAATCTTTCATTTTCAATCCTTATTCATTAATGTTAATCGGTATTAATTAATAAGCCTGACGACCCCAAGGCGCATATTTGTTTCTTTCCATCGCGCGGTGGTCAATTTTATAAACAGGTGCATTTACCCAACGTTTAGTTAATCCTGCGCCTAATAAAATCTTTGTGATTAGTTCGCCTGTTTGTACGTATTTCATTTTATTACTCCATATTTATTAATAAATTATTTTATTACTTAGCAACCGTCCCGCTTATCGCTATTGCGAATCACCTACGAGTTGCAACCACAACTACATCTTAAAACATCCAATTCATAAAGTCAACACCTTTAGTGCATTATTTGTACGATAAATGTATTGCTTTATTAATTCAATATGCTAAGATAAGCCATGTTTAAATGAAAGGTAAATATGAATCCATTAACTAAGATGCTTAATTTGTTTTACAACCAGCGCGAATGTTCAGATGAAATGGTAATAGGACAAACAACATTAAGCGGCTGGGTAAAGAAAGGCTTTATACCTTACAAAAACGCTGATTATATTGAGCAGCAATCAATGGGCAGGATTAAAGCTGATGACGTTCGTAAATACGCTATTAAGATGCGTAAAGCTAGAAAGGCTGATTAACATGGAAAAGAAACCACATAAGCACGCAGAATTAATTAAGCAATGGGCTGATGGCGAATCAATCCAATTGCTACGCTGTGACGGAAGTTGGGGCGATACAATTAATCCTGATTGGGATGAATCAATTCGTTACCGTGTAAAAGTTGAACCTGTTATTGACGTTATATTTTTTGTTTATAGAGAAGGTCAATACTGGAAAGCTGGATCGCACATTGATGTTGGAGAAAATACTGCAATACCATTTTCTGGCGAAGACTTAAAAATAACTTACCACGATGGTAAAGCCGTTAAGTCTCAATTGGCTGATTAATCGGCATACCTACCTAATACACAAAACAGAAAGGATTTAAGATGATAAAGGCTGGAGATTTGGTGATAGTAATTAAACCTAGTCATTGCTGTAATTCATATGGGTCTATTGGACTTATTTTTAAAACAGCGAATCTAAAAAGAAGTAAGTTTGGAATTTGTGAATGTGGTGCTATTGATTTTAATGATAATCGGTATATTGGATTGGTCGGAGGTGGTTTTATTTTAAAATCACGCCTCAAAAAAATAGACCCACTATCAGAACTAGATGATATTAGAACAGATGAAAGTATTAGTGCTTGAACCCTAAAGCTATTTTGTTCATTAGATTTTCTCTTTTAAGTAGCATTACTACATATGAAAGGTTTTAAAATGGTAGATTCAGATGCTTTAGAAACAATATTATTGCGGATAACAGAAACGATTTGGCAAGTTAATCATTCTGTTGGCAATCACTCATTAAGAGAACAAATTAAGAATGAATTGAATGTAATAAATTATGAAATAAAAAGTTTGACAAGTAGTAAGAAGTAAGTAAAATTCAGTTATCACTTGCAGGTGGTTTATTATGAGTAGCCATTAGACAAAACCCTGCACCTACTCGGTGTCCTGCAACCAAGCGAAAGTTTGGAGGGTTTTGCCTAGTGGCTTTTTTATTGGACGTTTAATATGAAAACAACCGAAACACAAGAGTTTAAAGACGCGATTCACTTATCCAAGTTAATCCCTTTAGGTAAAAAAACTCAAGCTAAAAAAGACGCTGTACATAGACTAGCTTTAGCATGGCAGAAAATGCTTAAAGCCTAATCATGCACTACTATCAATTTAACATTGGTGATTACAAAACACACACAGGGCATTTAACGCCAATTGAAGACATTTGTTATCGGCGGTTGTTAGATCATTATTATCTACACGAAGAACCCCTTGAAAACAACATCGATAAGTTAACTAGACTTCTAATGTTGAACGGATATTCAACAGATGTTGAACAGGTGTTGAACGAGTTTTTCATTCTGATAGAAAACAGATGGTATAACAATCGCGCTGATGCTGAAATAACTGCTTTCCAATTGCTTAAAGACAGCAAGTCAAAGGCTGGAAAGGCAAGCGCAGCAAAGAGATTAAGCAAATCTCAACAGGTGTTGAACACGCGTTTAACAGATGAGCAACTAAACAAGAACTATAAACCATTAACTATTAACAATGATAAAAGCATTGTCATCAACGATGTTGCTGACTGTCCGCATCAAGAGATTATATCTTTATACAAAAAAATCCTTCCAATGGGAACGATACCTTTAACGTGGGATGGTTCACGATCATCTCAATTAAAAGCGAGGTGGAGAGAACAAGCAAAAAGACAAAATCTTGATTGGTGGGAAGGTCTTTTTAAATATATTGCTCAATCTGAATTTTTAACTGGTCAGGTTAATAGTGATAAAAGAAAGCCATTTGTGATTAGCCTTGATTGGATAATTAAATCTGAAAACTTTAAAAAAATAACAGAGGGTAAATATCATGGTTGAAATGTTTAATAAATTTGCAGAAGAAAATGTCATTGGTAGCCTTACGATTAATCCGCAAGCCTTTGATGAAATACATTGGCTAACACCTGAAATGTTTTACGATCAAGCGCATGGGTTTATATTCGCACAACTTCGTTACATGATTACTAAAAACAAACCAGTTGATTTGGTTACATTGGCGGAAGGACTTGAAGCGCGTGGAAAGCTTGAATCAATAGGCGGTTTGCCTTACCTGATTGATTTAAACAAAAACAGCATTAGCAGTCACAACATAAAACGCCATGCTGAAATTGTGCAGGAATACTCAATTAAGCGCCAACTTTTTGCAGCAACGGATGAAATTAAAATTGACTTAATGTCTAGTGGTGATATTTATAAAAAACTAGAAAAAGCACAGGCATTGATTTTATCCATAACCGAAACAAACAATACCGCCGAACCAGTATTTGTTCGTGATTTACTGGAAGAGCGCATGGAAAGAATTGATCAAGCGTATCAAGGAAATATCAAATTAATATCAACAGGGCTTTTAGATTTAGATAAACAGCTAGGAGGTGGGATTGAAGGCGGCTCTTTAATTATTATCGCCGCGTCTGCAAGCATGGGTAAAACCGCGTTGGCTATTCAATTGGCAGAATCAATCCAAACACCCAATGAAAGCGCTTTGATATTCAGCATTGAAATGTCAAACGGCTTGCTAGTGGATCGTATGATTAGTAACAAATCACATATTTCATCTGACAGGCTAAGAACTGGCAACATGATTGATACGGATTTTGATGGATTAATGGCATCAGTTCCTAAATTGCAATCATTAAACATGCTTTTAGACGACAGAACAAACAAATTAAACGGCATGCGAGCTAAGGCTAGGCAAGTAAAAAGAAAACACGGTCTTTCTTGCATCGTGATTGATTACATCGGTTTAATGATTGAAGACGATAATTCAAAAACTAACAGCCGTGAACAACAAATAAGCACTATCACAAGGGGCTTAAAAGCGCTTGCAAAGGATTTAAATGTTCCAGTCATAGCATTGAGCCAACTCAACAGGAAAGTAAGCGACAGGCACAATAAACGCCCTGTGATGAGCGATTTAAGGGATAGCGGCGCAATTGAGCAAGATGCGGATGTGATTATGTTCGTTTACCGTGATGACTATTATGATGTAAACAGTGCTTACAAAGGCATGGCTGAATTGAATGTGGCAAAAAATAGGAATGGTGCAACAGGGGCGGTAATGGTTAACTTTGAAAAAGAAAGAACCCTCTTTACAAGCTACACTGGCGGTATGCAAATGCAAGAAGTTAAACCACAGAAAGGCGCATATTATGATTAATGAAAACCTATTTTTAGAAGCGGCTGAGTACGAAGGTTATACATGGGAATTTGCAAATAGAAAAATTGAAGCTTATCTAGACACGCGATGCGATTCAGCATCAATAGAATCTTTCGTCATTTGGCTACGTGAAAAATGGCAAGAAGAGTTACAAATTCGAGCAAGTAAATTAAACAACGGAGAATCACAATGAATGTACTAAACGCAATCGGCAATGTAGGTAAAGACGCAGAAGTTAAATATCTGGCTAGCGGTGATCCTATCTTAAATTTTAGCTTTGCATTAACTAGTGGATATGGCGATAAACAAATAACTAGCTGGCTTAATTGTTCACTATTCGGTAAACGTGCAGAAACACTAGCGCCAATGGTTTTAAAAGGCACAAAGATAGGCATTACAGGCGAGGTAGTTAACCGTGAATATGAGAAGGACGGCGCAAAAAGATACAGCCTTGAATGCAGATTAAGCAATATCACACTATTGGGTAAAAAAGATGACAATGTGGCAACGCAACGTCAATCCGAAAAGCCTAATGAGCAAAAATCAGGCTTTGCTGATCCTATGGACTTCGAGGATTCTATCCCTTTCTAGGCTAAATCATGAACAACGGAAAACACTCTCAAGAATACCGCGATAACGAATACAACCTAGTATGTAAAGTATTAATCAGACCAATGCACAGATACGACATAGAAAAGTTAGTGCCGATTAAATCGCTCTACAGCAAGATGAATAAATGGGTAGTTGAAGGCAAGATGTACAGCGCAAAGATGCACGTAGGCAACAAGATTTATCAGTTCTACAGCCTAACACCTTTGCATGATGATATTAAGCCAGTATTGCAACATTTCTATAGGGTTGAGCAGGACAAGAAACCTAAGCCGCAGCGTATTGTGCGTGTTGGCGATCGGTTGATTCATTCATGTTTGTAGCAGTTTAACTAACCAAGGGGATAGAGATGAGATTAACAATGAGTATATTTGCGTCAATAATAGTATTAATAGTTTTTTGGTTAGGAGGATATGATTTTAATGAGCGTGGATTTTTGGCTGCATATTCAGCAATTTTTACAATAATCGCATTTTTTATTGTTTACTCTTGTCCAGGATGGAAAAAATGAATCTTTATCGTAAATACCAAATGTTCATCCTAAGACGCTCACTCAATCAATCCATCTGGCAATCAACTATGGAATTTAGACAATTTAAACTTCGTGAATCTGAAAAGATACTAATAATATTTCTAACATGCCTAATATCAATAGCCATCACTTTGAAATACGCGGATTACATTGATAACGCTAGATTAGTACAATTTGACCGCGCCTTAAAAGCAGAAAGCGAAGAGCTAAAATCATCAGCTATTATTGCTACTATGCTGAATAATGATTATCTGCGCGTAGATGGTGTGCGTGCTAGGGTTAAGTTGCAGTTTTGTACAGCGGCGGGTGACTGCAAATGAAATATCATTATGAATGGAATTTAAAAGATGCTGTTTTCACTAAAGACAAAGGCAAGGTATTTAGTTGTTTTGCTTGCGGCGGTGGTTCAACGATGGGTTACAAGTTAGCTGGTTTCGATGTGATAGGCTGCAATGAAATTGATCCGCGCATGATGAAAGCTTATATTGAAAATCATCATCCTAAATATTCATTCTTAGAACCAATTCAAGATTTTAAGAATCGTGATGACTTGCCGGAAGAATTATTCGATTTAGATATTCTGGATGGTAGTCCGCCTTGCAGTAGCTTTTCAATGGCCGGCTTACGTGAAGAAGCATGGGGTGAAGAAAAACATTTTAGAGAAGGTCAAGCAGAGCAGGTGTTAGATACGCTGTTTTTTGATTTCATTGATTTAGCAAAAATATTGCAGCCAAAAATAGTAATAGCTGAAAATGTAAAAGGTTTATTACTAGGCGAAGCTAAAGCTTATGTTCTTAAAATATACAATGAATTTGAATCTGCTGGCTATTACGTTCAACATTGGTTATTAGACGCATCAAAAATGGGTGTGCCGCAGAAACGTGAAAGAGTTTTCTTTGTTGCCTTAAGAAAGGATCTGGCAGGCCAATTTTTAGATGCAGTTGATTTATTTACTATCGCACCCAAATTAAAACTTGTTTTTAATCATAAAGAGATACCAATTAAAGAGTTTGTAAAAGGGATTACAAAGCGCGACACACAAAACTATTCTGAAACAAGATTTGGCGATGTAATGCTTGATATTAATAAACCTAGTAACACTATTGCGACAGATATTAATCGTTATTGGCTTGATGAAAATACATTGATTGATGATAGAAGCAAAAAACTCATTGGCAGCTATCCGCTTGATTATGAATTTGGCACAGAAAATCCACAATATTTAATTGGAATGAGCGTACCGCCTTTAATGACTGCACACATAGCAGATGAGATTTATAGTCAATGGTTGAGTAAATTGTAATGTGGACTAAAGTTGATGATTATCACTTTTCCAACAACGGCTGGACTATTGCTAAGCATGGCACTGAGAAATGCCATCCAAAGTTTCCCTACGGTTTATTTCATGGCAACAAGAATCACGGATATTTCACCACTTCAAAAGAAGCTATAGCTAAGTACAATGAGTTAGTAAAAACAGTTTGACTTTAGAGTAACAATGATTTAAATTTACATATCGGTTACGGGAGCGTAGGTAAGGGTTTTATGCTTATCTCATAAAACCGCCGATACACTCACTCACACATCAGATAAGGATACGCAAATGCTTAAGACAGCAATACAAGACGCAATCAATTCATGCAATACGCTAGATGAAAAAGTAACCTTAATAAACGAGTTAAGGCTTGCCATTCACGAACTAAGCCCATTCAATACCGAGCCTGTAGATTTAGTCACATGGGTTAAAAATGATGCGGTTTACGCTAACTCGTATAATCCCAATAACGTTGGGCCAAAAGAGATGGAATTACTCCGACTTTCAATTGATGCAGACGGATATACACAGCCTATCGTATCAATGCCTAGCGAAACTGGATATGAAGTAATTGACGGATTCCATCGCCACAGAGTTGGTAAAGAATGTGCAGATATTCAAAGCCGCATACATGGATATTTGCCTTTAGTACAAATTCGCACAAGCCAGAACGATATGAATGATCGCATGGCTTCAACCATTCGCCACAATCGCGCACGCGGTAAACATAAAGTTGAATCAATGAGTGAAATCGTTGTTGAGCTTAAGCGCCGCTTTTGGTCTGATGAAAAGATTGCTAAACAGCTTGGCATGGAATCAGATGAGGTTTTAAGACTTCAGCAGATTACAGGACTTGCTTCATTGTTTGCAGATAGCGATTTTAGCGAAGCATGGGAAGCCGAAAGTTTTGCTGATATTGAAGAGGTAGGCGAAATTGAAGATTAAGCGCGTTTATCACCACTACACAAAAATGGAAGAATTTAATTGCAAAATGTGGAAAGGCTGCCCTATTGATGAAAGAGAATCAATGATTCATAAATCAAGGGATTTAATGATTGATGTTTCTGCATTTGAGGCTGCAATGTTGAAAGCCGTTAATGAATGGCCATTTTCCTGCGAGGCAAATTTAACAGCATCAGTAATTAATCACCAAGCCTGGCTAGGACATGCAGGATGCGCAATAAATCACGATGCACCAGAAGAATTAACTAGACTTGCGTGGTCAATGCTGAATAAAGAACAACAAGACGCTGCTAACTTAGCCGCTGATAATGTTAAAAATATATGGATGGAACGCTATGTTAGAAATAATGCAAATAAATAGCACGCACATTGATTTTTATAATTACATGGGCCGCGTGTTCGGTTCACGTTTTATCGAAAAGCAAGTTGGCTTAAAGGTTTATGACGATGCAAATAAGCAATGGGTTATTGCCTTGCAAGATAATATATTAGTTGGGTTTTGTTCATTACAGGCTAACACTGTTTCTGATTGTTTTGTATATCCTAATTATCGAAACAAAGGCATATTTAATTCGATGCTGGATAGCCTATTAAAAGATGCAAGTTATCGCGCTGTGTGTACTAAAATGAGTGTTACAGCCTTTCTTAATCGCGGGTTCATCTTAACCAAACAAACTAAAAACTTCTTTTTTGTGGAGAGAAAAAATGCCTAAAATTGGACTTGGTATAAATGTGCATCAAGCGGCAATTGAGCGCATTGAATGGACTTTTGATAATTTTGAAAGAATCTATATCAGCTATAGTGGCGGTAAAGATTCAGCGGTTATGTTGCACTTGGTTATGGATGAAGCTATTAAGCGCGGGCGTAAAATTGGCATGTTCCTGATTGATTGGGAAAATCAGATAACGCACACAATTGACCATATCAGAGATATGTACGAATTATATAAAGATCATGTAGAGCCTTATTGGGTTGCCCTGCCAATAACTACATGGAATGCTTGCAGTCAAATAGAGCCAGAGTGGACTGCTTGGGATGAAAATAAAAAAGAACTATGGGTTAGACAACCCGATCCTATGAGCATCACAGATAAATCTGTTTTCCCATTCTATTATGACGGAATATCATTTGAGGAGTTTGTACCTCTATTCGGTGAGTGGTATGCACAAGGTAAAGAATGCGCTTGTTTCGTTGGAATTAGGGCAGATGAGAGCTTGAATCGATTTAGAACTATTGCACGCGACAAAGACAAGAAAGACGGTAAAGCGTGGACTACATCCGTTATTGCTGATGTGTGGAATGTTTACCCAATTTACGACTTTAAGACAGCGGATATTTGGCGCTACTTTTCTAAGTTCAATAAGCCTTACAATAAGCTTTATGACTTCATGCACCAGGCTGGCATTAAAATATCACAGATGCGTATTTGTGAGCCATTCGGCGATGAAGCTAGAAAAGGATTATGGCTATATCAGGTTGTTGATCCTGCAATGTGGGCTAAAGTATGTTTACGGGTAGCTGGCGCAAACACAGGCGCTTTGTACGCCACTGAAAAAGGCGCGGTAATGGGTAACTATTCAATTGACTTGCCAGCTGGCCATACGTTTGAATCTTTCGCCAAACACTTGTTAAATACAATGCCACCTAAAACATCCGTGCATTATAAAAACAAAATAGCAGTTTATTTAAACTGGTGGTCAAAACGTGGATATGATGAAGGAATCCCAGACAAGGCAGACAAGAAAATAGAGGCGCTTGGCAAAGTTCCGTCATGGCGCAAGGTGGTAAAGGTCATTCTAAAAAATGATTATTGGTGCAAAGGTTTAGGATTTAGTCCTACAAAATCTAGCGCATACAATAATTATCTTGAGTTGATGAAACGCCGCAGGGCTGAATGGAATATTCAAGCGATTGAATCATGATTCACATTCTAGATAAAAGCTTGAGTGCTAACGTTAAATCGTTCAATGAGAAAATAGCAAAGCTTGATCCAACACAGCGCCATAAGATTACAATTAAAGACTTCACAGAAACGCGCAGTGAGTTACAAAATAATCTTTCATTCGCGTGGTATGCCGAGCTTGCTAAAAACCTGAAAGAAGAAACAGCAGAAGGTTATCGCTGTTATTCTAAGTTGCATTTTGGCGTGCCTATCATGCGAATTGATGATGAAGAATTTAGACTGGTTTACGATAACGTGATTAAGCCGCTATCATACGAAAAGAAACTTGAGTTAATGAAATATCTGCCAGTAACAAGCTTGATGAACACAAAGCAGTTAAGCCAATACCTTGAAAACATGAAAGAGCATTTCTACACTAATCACGGCTACGATTTGAAGTTTCCCAATGATTACTAAATTCAGATACGTTCGCAGTAAGCGATTAATGGAAATGTACCGTGAGATTGCTTGCCAGAATTGCAGTAATAATGATGGTACAGTTTGCGGGGCGCATAGTAATCAAGCGAAACATGGGAAAGGGCGTGGAATTAAGGCAAGTGATGAGTTTTGCGCAAGCTTATGCAACTACTGTCATGGCTGGCTAGATTGGGGCGAATGCTCAAGACAGGCTAAAGTTAAAATGTGGGAAGAAGCTCACATTAAAACTGTATCGAGATTAACAGATAAATTTGGCGATGAATATTTAAGGTTGGTAGCATGAAAATTACACGTAGCAAATATAACAACGTAAAAATAGAAGATGATGGGCATAAATTCGATTCAAAGAAAGAGCATAAACGCTACTGTGAGCTAAAATTATTGCTAAGAGGTGGCGTTATATCAGATTTGCGTTTGCAAGTGCCGTATGAGCTTATACCAGCTCAAACAGGCGGCATGAGAAAAGAACTAAAAACAGTATATAAAGCTGATTTTGTTTATAATGAGAACGGCAAAGAAATAATTGAAGACACGAAGGGCGTTAAGACTGATTTGTATATCGTTAAGCGCAAACTAATGAAATATTTAGGCTATGAGATTACAGAGCTTTAAGGCATTGAAAATAGCACAGGAGTTATGATGAAAAAGAAAGATTTAGACAAATTCCATCGGCATGAGGCATTAGACCGCGCCCATGTAGTGCGTGACATAATTTATAATCATTTACTTGATCATCCATACATTGACTTAAATAAAAAACTTAGAAAGAAAGTTGAGAAAGCCGCTGATTTAATTGGCATTGTTTACCAAGAAATTGGCACGTAAAAATGAATGAACTAATAAACCTAATCAACCAGTCACCTGAACTCTCGGAAGAGTGGATTGCATTTGCAGAATCATTGCCGTGGATGGATGAACCTCCGCAACTTGAATGGGATGAATCATGAATGACTACGACTTCTTCGGTGCTGAAATAATGCACCACAGAGCGCAACAATACGTTGCCGAAAACTTCAAAGAAGGTGATGGTTATCGTGTGACTGATATAAACGGAAAGCCATTGTTTGGCTTAGTTCCTAACGACAATAAACCCGTCCATAAATTAATATTGCCTCAATCATAATATCGCTTTACTAAACAATAGCGTTCAATTAATATTGCGCGTGAAATACCATTAAATCAAAGGACAAATCATGGCAAAATGGGTAAACGCAAAAGTATTAGATGAAGGCCCTAATTACATTAAGGTCAATTGCAATAAAGTAGTCCTAGTCCCTTCGTACACAGCAGGTGACAGTTACGCTACAGTTAACGGCGCGGCATTGGCTGATGTGACAGGTTTGGCTTCTGCTGACTTTGTCTTAGCATCATCAGGCAGCAATCGCACATTAACAGCAGCAACAAAAACAGACACAGCGGCTAACTCAAGCGGTGGCGGTGCTGGTAATCATATTGCCTATCTAAACACTACAGGTTCAGAGGTTCTTTGGGTAACTAACGAAACATCAGGTCAAGCCGTTGTATCAGGTAATCCAGTTGTATTCCCTAGCTTAGTTTACACATCAGTACAGCCAGTTTAAGACATGGCAAATCGTAGCGATAACTTTACCGCTGCGGATGGCGCAAGTTCGCTATTTGGGCGCACGCCTAGTGATGGCGGCTCTGCATGGTTAATCTATAACGGTACATGGGGAATTATAGGCAATGAAGCCTATCCCTCTGCAATCAATGTAGCTGGTATATCCCCAGGCGCTTCACGCGCACACGCTGTATTAGAATCCAGCTCATCAGTTGGTGAAATAACCCATACGCTATCAGGCACGATTGACGTTGCTTTAATCATGCGTTTTACCGATATAAATAACTTTATGTTTATTTATATCACCACATCAGCAATTCAGCTTTATAGCGTAGTTGGTGGAACAGTATCAAATATCGCTAATGCCAGCGGATTAGGAACTATCATTGTTGGCGATGTTATTCGCTGGGATGTAACGGCAGCAAACCTTCACACAGTAACCAAAAATGGCGGCGGGACAGTTTTAAGTTTCCCCTCAAGCGCAAATGCAACTGGCACTAAAGTCGGTATGCGTGGCTATGTTACAGGTTCACGTTATCCTGATTTTAGTTATGTAGACAAAGGTGCGCCATCAGGAACGACATTAACCGCGCCTAATTCAACACAAAATAATACATCTGCATCAGGTTCAATTAGTAGCACAATAACTTTAGCTGGCGCTAATGCCACACAAAACAATTTAAGCGCATCAGGCTCAATCACATCTAACTCAATAACTCCGACTGACTTTGCATCAGGCAGATTTTTTCAGCGCGTTGGCACGTCAAAAAACATTGTTTTTAGTGGGGCTTATGTAGCTGCTGGTGGTAATAGTGTTTGGATTGAAGTTAGACTTCAAGACCAAGTAACGGTAAAACAAGCATTAACAATACTATCTAGTGCGACAGTTGGTTCAGGCTCTTACACAGGCACTTTAAACGTACCACAGGGCGGTAAATCAGAGAAGTATACCTACGTTGCACAAATTCGAGATGCTAGCAATAACGTATTGGCCACTAGCGCACCAACAAGTAACTTATGGCGCGTAGGCGCAGCATTTGGTTGTATCGGCTCATCAAGTGGTGAGAAGTGGTTTAACAGTGATGGCGGCACAGGATTTACAGCTAACGCAGGTGTTAACCAATACACACTAGGCAACGTATTTGCAGACTTCACAGCAGATGGCCCAATACAATTATTAGCTAATACGCTGAATGATTTATTAAACGTACCTGTTTGTATGGTTAACTCGTCAGCCGCAGGATCAAAACTTGCTACAGGATGGCAATCAGGCGGTAGCAACTACATAAGCTTTACAAATGATATTAATGCTGTAGGCGGTACGTTAGAGGCTGTATGGTCAGTGGTAGGCGTAAACGATGCTTACGATGGCTCTATAGTATCTCAAGCGGCGCATGAAGCTAATTATCGCGCTTTAATCAGCAATACACGAACCTTCACAGGTCAGCCAACTTTAAAATTCTTTATCACTGGCGCTCAAAGCCATAATGGTTCAGATGATACAAAAGCAGGTTGGGTGCGTGCAGCAGAATTAAACGTAGCTGATGATGCTAATAACTATTATGCAGTAGCTTCACAAGACTTAACACGCACAGGCGATCAACTTCATTTAACAGCAGCCTCGTACACTATACAAGTAGGTGAGCGCATGGTGCTAACTGCTAATGCGGTTTATGGAAGCTCTAACTATTATCGCGGCCCACATATAGGCACTGTAAACGCATCAGGCACAACGATATTAATAAACGTAGTTAATAATGCGGCGGCAACTAATCTATCAGTTACATCTAATCATGGATTTGAAGCAACAGACGGAAGCGGCGCGTTATCTATTGCTAATGGTGCTGTAAGTGTAACAAGTCCTACGCAATTAACTGCCACAGCAGGGCGCACAATAGTACCTCCTGTCACGTTAAAATATGCATGGAAAGCTCAAGCTTTACCAAATGGATTTAATGGCGTTAGAGACAACACCACGCAAGCATTGCCGATGGAGTCAGAAGCGGATGGCATCACGTCATCCAATGAGCTAACAGCGCCAAACTCAACACAAAACAACTTGAGTTCCAGCGGCGCGATAATTGCCACTAGGACACTATCGGCTGCAACCAGCACACAAAATAACCTGTCAACATCAGGCGCTATAGCATCATCAGGATTCTTAGGCGGCGCTAACGCTACGCAGAATAATCTAAGTAGTTCAGGTGCAATAACACAGACTTACACGTTATCAGCGTCTAACAGCGTTCAGAATAACTTAAGCCAAAGCGGATCAGTCGCACCTGTAACGGTTACATTAACAGCAACTAATTCAGTACAAAACAACTTAAGTGATAGCGGTATAATCGGACAATCAGTATTATTAACTGCGGAAGATTCAACTCAAAACAATCTTAGCGGCTATCCTACTGATATTGTTTACGGAACGGTCTATTGGCACATTGCTAAAGCTCGCAAAAGTATTTCTTGGTCATGATAGGAAAATAATGGCATTCCCTCCAAAATCACCAATAGAACAAGTATTTTTAGGTTTCGATCTCCGCGCAATCGTTAAAGGCGATGACAAGATTGATATTGCCTCTCTGTGCGTTAGAGGCGTACCCGCAGCTATAGCATCATCATCATTAACGCTAGATGGGCAACTAACAATCGTGACTCAAGACATTGTAGACGCTAATGAAGGCGATATAGATGAATCTTATATCGGTAAAGCAGCTATTCAAAAGGTAAGTGATGGCATTATCGGCGCTTATTACTCAATCTCAATCACTGGTAAAACAGAAAAAGGATTAGTCTTTCAAGAAGAATCATCTATCTGGATAGTGCGTAAGGGTTGCTAATAAACAACAATCATAAATAAATATTAAATAACGTAATAAATGCCTTGTAATATATCCTAATAAGAGTATATTTAATACATGAGCGAAACAGTTAAAAGAAAAGCAGGCAGACCCGTAGTAGCAGATAACGGCAAAAACCGCACTTTTCGACTAACTGACGCACAATACGCCAAAATGAAATTACTTGGCGGTGTTAAATGGCTTAAATCATTGTTAGGAGATTAGCAATATGTACCACGTTAAAACTAACGAGCCTCCATGTTTAGAGATAGTTGACAATAATATTGTCGTTAGCACTCATATCTCTAGTGCGCGTAATGAAGAAAGTAATGATTTTTTATTTGAATTATCTCAAGATTACATTAATGAAGAAGGCGAAACTGCAATTCAAACAAGTTTTAAATTATCAGAATTACTTGAACATGAAATTGAAGGATATGAGTTAGTAAATGAAAAAGAAGAAGAAATATTAGATATTGAATCAAAACCGTTATTCGATAAAATAAAAGAAGAATTATTGGAATTAATAGATAGAATTGACGTATTGAAATACAAATGATTTTTAATGCAGCAAAGCCCCAAAGAGCTACTAACTCAATAAGGCTTCTAATCAATCAACTAAAGGAGTAGTTAATATGACTGAAATAATTATACCAGAGACAATGGAAGCTTATAAGCAAGCAATTGTTTCTTTTCAAAAGTTTAGTGATGTACTAAATGCCAGCAAGCCAACTATTAAAGAGCTTTCAGAAAATATAGAAAACGCATCAAAACAGTTAAAATTCATTACTGCAAGCGCGCTTGATGAAAGACTTAAAAGATTGAGTGGTAATTAATCATGGATATTCAGGACTACATATTTACATTCATTATTGTATGCTTGGTCATTACTATCATTGCCATTGAATACAAGAACAGGAAGTGAGTCTTATCATGCACCTACAAACAATCAAACCATCTTTAATGGATATGTTATCCAAGATAGAACAGAACACTAAGCAATCAGATACAAAGATTGTGGTGTCAATCACTAAAGCAGAACGTGACCGCAAGTTAGATGAATGGATAGCCACAGTAGAGAACTACAAGACCCGTCCAATGTTTAGATGAAACTAAAGACCCTATCTAATCGCATTAAGCCTATGCGCACTGCTAGAGTAGCCTACATACAGTACGCTAGTGGAAGTAACGCATTAGCCAAGCCTCATGCTGGCGGGTCAGCAGACAAGCGCATACAAGGCAGAGCATTACAATTAAGACGCAAGAAGCTATGGTCGCAATCCCCATGTTGCGCTATGTGTGGCAGACTAACAGAGTACCCATCAGGCTTTGAGTTAGACCACATAATCCCTCTATTCGCTAACGGGAGTGATGATGATGAATCGAATCAGCAGATACTGTGTAATGGATTAGACGGATGCCATAAGATAAAGACCCGCCAAGACAAAAGAAAGTACAGAACGTTCCGAAACTTCTAAGTACAATCACCCGCTATTCAGCACATAAACAACACATCCACAGCAACACCATTTAAACGCGCTACAACACACGCACAATTCAATACATACATAGACAACAACAAGGTTAAGTTGACGATTCCTATAGCGTATAACACAAAGGCACGGCATACGTTCATAGGGTGGGGGGTATCAGAAAATTGAATATCTTGTTTGCTGGAAGC